AAGCATCACCGGCAAAAGAGCTTGACCTAATTGAACTTGGGCATCAGCCACTGCTGCTGTGATTTGGCGTTGCGAGTTTGCTAAGCCATCAGAAGTGCGCTCGAAATCTCCCTGAGCCAAACCAGTTTGTTCGAGAATAACCTTTTGAGCAGCAAGAATTTTCTGCTGGGCTGTTAATGCTCCATTTCCTGCATAGATGCCCAATTCCATTGCAGCCGCTTTGAGCGTTGCATCATTGAGCAAAACACCATAACGCCGGAGCGGTTCGGCTTCTCCTCGAAGAGCTGCGCCGATTGCCATAATCGCATCTTCGGGGGTTGTGTTATTGAAAGAAGCAAGATCAGATGCAAGAGCAACAAAATTGACCGAAAAATCAACAAGAGCCTGACCGGATAACCCAGCAGCCTTGCCAAAGATTGCAAAGTTTGCGGCTGCATCCAACGCTTGCGTTTTTGATTGCCCCAACCTTGTTGCAGCAGTGCTGGCAAATTTATCAATCTCTCCAGCAGTATCGCCAAAGATAACCCCAACCTTTGAGATTGTTTCTTCAAGATCAGAAGCTGCGCCGATAGCATCCTTTGTAAATTTGACTGCCATTGCGGTTGCAGCGGCACCCATAGCAGCAAAAGCCAGTCCGACTTTTCTATTGATTGCATCAATCTTGTCGCCAAAGGTTTCAGATTCTTTTTTGCCTTTATTAAGGCCATCAATGAGGTTTTTGGTATCCGCAAGTAGTTGGAGTTTGAGAGTTCTATCACCGGCCATCAATAACCTCTTCTCCAGGGTATAAGAATTTGATCAAATTTTTCTTCCCATTTTCTCACTAATTGAGGCTGAAGTCTGCGAAGTGTCGGGAAGATAAACCATCCGCGCCCGCCCCTGCCGTAGCGGCCTGAATAACTAGGAAACTGTTTGAAACGCTTTGAGCCGAATTCAAACCCAGCCCAGAGAGATCGAGTTGTGCCTCCGCCTGAAAAACGCTGACGAGCAAAACCATAGGAGATTTGCCCAACCTTTGAGGTGCGCGATATGGATTTTCCATCCACAATGCGGCGGACTGCTGTGGGATTGACATAGCGACTGTAAGCGGTTTTTTGGATTTCGGCAGCGACCCAATTGCTGAATTCAAAACCAGTTTCAGCAGCAGCTTTTGTAGCTTCATCATCCATCGCTTTGAAGGCTCTGATGAGTTGATTAAGTTGGGCTTTATCATAAGTCAGCCCTTCCTCTGCCATTTCTCATCTCCAATATCTCTGCGGCTGTTGCAATGTCATCTGCATCATCCCAGTATTGCATCGGAATTCCGGTTTGGATTGCTAACTCAACCAGTGTCCTTCTTATGCTTCCTGGGGTGTGGCTTTTGGGTCAGATGCTCCAGTTGAAACATCTGCGACTGTTTCCATCCAAATCTCAAATGACTTGACTGGCTTTCCAGCACTTTCGCGCTTATGCGCGTTATATGCCAAAAACATCAAATCCCAAATGCCAATGACTTCCTGGGCTTTTGCAAGTGTGTGACCAGTTGCCTTTTCCCATTTCGCCCACTCAGGCGGTTGTGCCGTATAGGTGACACTCTCGCCTGAGTTGTATTCAATTGTGATTGGTAATTTCATCTCCCGATGCTCCTGATCTCTTAGCTGAATGTTTCTGTTGGTTGTCCAACAACTGTCATTGTCCAGGTGTCGGTTTGCGCTCCTGGAGCTGCTCCGCCTGCGCTTGGGAACACTGGAAGCACATTGAAGGCGAAAACTGCACCGGAAGCGGCTGTGAATGAAACTGCAAGTGTTGTGTTTGGAGCTGACTCGCAGTCTGCCCACATTGCTTCGAAGAGTGATGAGGCTGCGCCCCAGTCTGCAAGAAGCTCAACTGTGAATGTCCATTGATCATCAAGAGCCTTGTAAGCCCTTCCATCGAGTGTTTGAAACACCTCGATTGTATGCTCGTTTGATAAAACTGCTGAAGTCACCTGTGCATCATAAGTTGCAGCATCGAGCGTAAAGGTGACATCGCGCCCTGTTATTACTGTCGTTGCCATTATTCTCCTTTAGGAAGTTTGCTCGTAGCGTATGCTCAAGCGAATATCGTTGGTCAAAATCGTATTTGTTCCCACTGTATTAACAATGGGTGATTCGACCACCGAAAGTTCATATCCGCCAGGAAGTGCTTGGACAATTGATTTTGTCAGCTCTTCAAGGTTGCCCAATGCGGCTGGGTTTGAGAAGTAGGCAACTCCAACTGAAATGATGAAATTGAGTTTGGCGCGAAAGGTCGCTTTGCCAATCAACTCAAATTCCATATAAGGGGAGCCAGGAACAACCGCAGCAAATGGAACCTGCGGGGCTTCCGGCACAAAATCATAAACATTTGCAGCAACTGAAGCAATTGCAGTCTTGATTGCTGCGCGAGTATCTGCGATGGTGTTTGGTGTCATTGGGCGATTGCCTCAACATCGAGGAACGGCCCGAGCAGACCGGAAACGGAACTGAGAAGCCCTCTTGACATTCTGAAAGGTGTGACTGTGAAATCAACGCCTTCGATTGCTCCACCGCCTGCGGTTCTGTTTTGGAAAATCTGCACTGAAACTGAAAGAACTGCTGACTCGACTGCCGCATTGCCCACATAGGTTGATGCACCTGAAAGGGTTGCTGATCCGGCAGGAATCACATTGAATTTTTTGACATCGGCTGCTGTGATAGCAACTGTGAATTCTAAAAGATCATCTGAAACATCGGTGATTGTGTGAGTGCCATTGAAAGTGGCTGAAACGCCAGCAACAACAACTGACTGACCTACTGAGAAGGGATGCTCGCCCTGGGTTCCAAATGTAGCCACATTCTCTGACAATTCAGCATTTGCAATTGGGGCTTTGTAAGTGACAAGCATTGGAAGGATGACTGATTCGCAGGCATCAATAATGTCATTGAGATAAGCATCATTGTAAAGGGAAGCCGAAACGCCCAGGATCGAGCGCAATTCGCTTGCTGCAACTATCGAGGGCATTTCGGTTCCTTTCTATCTACTAGGTGTTAGGCAGCTCGGGAGCGGACTGCCTAACTTCTTGAGGACTAACTAAGCAATCATCCAGCGATAAGCCGAAGCGCCCACTTTCGTAGCCAATGCTCCATAGCCATAGTAGGCCACTTCAATTTGACCATTGAGAGCCACATTCGTCTGAAGGCGGAAGCGGCTTGACTCATACCAGGTGTAGCCGGATGGGTTGATGATGATGAGAGAGTTATCTCCATCAGTGTCGCCAGTTGCGAGATTTGTGGAAACGCGGAGGTTTAGTCCGAGAAGGTTTCCAGTGACGGAAGTTGCATTTAGGTTTCCAGCCTGGTTGCTGTTTCCGATTAAGCTGTTGTAGATCGGGCGACCATTGTCATCAATCTTCATCAAGTTGCCCCATTGTGCAGGAGTGACGAGAATGTTTGAAGGTGTGCCAAGTGTTGCGCCGTAAATTGAAACTGCTGCATCAGCAACGAACGCATTGACACCATCAGCATCAAGAGTGCGGTTTCCGCCATCTGTTCCGCCAGCAACTAGGCCAGCGATGATTGCAACTTCAGTTGCCTTTAGGTATGCCTTCTCCATCTCATCAACGAGAATGTCGAAGAATACTGGTGAGGAACGATCAAGCAATTCAACGGAAAAGGTTTGTCCGCCTGCATACTTATTGACATTGACTGTCACAAAAGAGTTTGTCATTCCGGTTTCAACAATTGCATCGCCTTCATTCTCATCTTCAACTGTTGGAACTGCGGTGATCTTTGGAATCTCAAAGCTCATTCCGGCATCAGGAAGAACGCCAGTTGAGATTGAGTCAAGTGCTGGGCGCACTGAGTTTGACAAGGGATTTATTAGTTCAGTGAGTTGTCGGGTGGGTATGAGCCCCGCGTTGTTTGAGGTTGTGTCATCAGCAGCCATAACATACTGACGAGCAGCATCATCACCGAGAACCTTTGCTCGGACTGATGCTTCAAGATATTTCGCCTTGGTAAATTCATAACGAGGCGCGGTGTAGAAAGCTGGCTTTGGAGCCGCAGCTTCTACCTTAGCTGCTTCTACCGCTTCTTCTACGGCAGGAGCAGGAGCGGTAGTGTCTGACACTTGTTCTCCTTCGGTTGGTTTGTCCTCATCGGCGGATGCCGGTGTGGAATCTTCTTTTTTCTCTTCTTCAGCTTCGGATGCTGCAACTTCGCTCACTCGAGCGGAATCAATTGCAGGATCAGTGACAAGGCTGACCTCATCAAGTGTGGCATCGTTGATGCGCATTACGCCTTTATCATTTGACCACTCGTTTATTGATGCTCCGACACTGAAACCATCTCGGAGG